CCGCCAGAACCACAATCTGGAGCTCTACCAATTGAGCTACTGTCAACATTGGTAGGGCAGGTTGGACTTGAACCAACGATCTTCACCGTATCAGAGTGACGATTTAACCCACTAATCTACTGCCCTATGGCGGCTCCAATGGGATTTGAACCCATGTTGCAGGATTGACAATCCTGAGTCCTAGGCCTAACTGAACGATGGAGCCAACTTGGAGCTGGTGATGGGACTTGAACCCGCAACCTGCACATTACAAATGTGCTGCTCTACCAACTGAGCTACACCAGCTTTTTAAATACTGGAGCGAGCAACAGGAGTTGCACCTGTCACTTCGGAGTGGAACTCCAAAGGGTTTCTGCCCAACTACTCGCATCAATTAAAAAAATTCCATCAGATTTGATTTTAGTTGAGAGCCTTTATTATATACTGTTTCCTTAGATAAGTTAAATGGCATCGTTTCGGTTTGTGTATATTCCGTTTCGCCTGGACTTTTAATTCTCCATAGTAAATCTGAATGTTTCGGATAATTCAAGTTCCATTCAACTGTTGATTTTTTCAAATACTTCCTATACTTTTTTGACATAGGATAAATATATCTGAATTGCTTTCCTTTTACTCTACTTAATTTCAATTCTTTCAACTGCTCAAAGTTTGGTCTATGTCCATACTTCAATCCATCTTCATTCGGTAGTATTCCTTGTATAGTTCTTGGATGAACTTTCTCACCCTTCTCTGTAACATAAGTATCAGTAATTGAATGTCCGCCATATAGAAAGTTTGCAGCCTGATACACATATCCAGGCTTACCTACGATACCATCTGCCCATGTAAAAAGATATTTAATGTTTGTATTTTCTTTTAACCACTTGACTGATAATGACAACAATTGTGATTCACTATTTTTGGGCATAGAATCATCCATGCACATTTTACCAATTTCGTAATAATCTTTAGTATCTAATTCTGGAAATAGTGCTTGAATTGTATGTTTTGGTCTTGTACCCCAACCAAAAGTAATAACACCTACCAATTCTTCTTCAACGAAACAACCAAGAAAATACTTTGTCAAACTCGGCATTACTGCGGAATAATGTCTATCTGCAATAAATTCGGCTGCAGTAATTTTATCTATTTGTTTCAATAACATAATTATTTTTTGGTGGAGCTGACAAGAATCGAACTTGCTACCTCATCCGTGCAAGGGATGCGCTCTCCCAAATGAGCTACAGCCCCAAAGTTCTACCCATATCAGCAACACTGCGTTTCAACATTTCTATGGTATCTTTTTTTTGATGTTCTGGTAATTCTGCAACCATTTTTCTAACTACTTCAATATTCCCATTGAGAGCTTCTCTTTGTAACACTTGAAGCATTTCGTGTTGTTGCAAGTGTTCTGGATGTTTCCATTGACCATCATTAGGAGGCAATAACATATGTTCTTTGATTGTTGCCCGTTCACTTGCCACTTCAAAATTTATTTTATGTGTCATTCTGGATATTTTAATCCTTTTTCTTCCATCTGAAAATTTAGTTCATTTCTAACAAGTTGTAATATACCATCTCTGTCTTGTTCATATTTGATCTTGTTTCGGATAAACTGGTCTATATCCAAAACAAGTAATGCCCAATCCATCCCTCTTGAGGCTGCAGCATACTCTTCTTTATCTTCTGGTAACTTAAATTCTAATATCGCTTTCATATCATATCTTTCATATTTTAGTGATTAATCATTCCATCCGGCACAACCACCAGTTACATATTTTCCTTTTTTCCAAGAATGAGTTTCTTCTTTATATTTCAACCATTGTTGATTTCCTTTTGAATCACAATGTTGTGCATAAAGATTTTTTCCCAATTCAAATATGCCAGTCACCACATATCCTTTCATTCTTGGTAAAGTTTCTAAACTCGTTATCCATTTTTTAGAATGTTGTTTATCTGCAGCACATCCAGTTAATAATAAAATGATTAGTAATGCTTTAATCATCAACAAGAGATCTGGCCTCAGGAGTTTTGGCATCAAGAGATTTTTCAGAAACGACTTTATTTTCTCCTGTTTTGGAATTGGTACTTGTAGTTTTGACTGTTGATCTTTCAATCTTTTCTTCCTTTGACATTTTTCTTTTTCCGTATCCATCTTTTGCCCAACCATCACCTTTAAGATGAAAACTTCCCAAACTCATCTTCAAATGAACTTTTCCGTCACATTTAAAACTCATGTGTTTAGTTTGTTCAATTTGTTGTTCACAAGGAGTATTCAGAGGATCATCTCTCTCTGAAAAATGGAGCATTTCTTCAAATTCATACCCACAATTTTCACACTTATATTCATATATTGGCATTTTTTATTTCCACCAAGAACCAAGTTTTCCACCATACAAATAAACATCTGTATGGCCATCACGAAATATTTGAGAAATAGTTTTCAGAGCGTTTTTTAAATCATTTGTCTTATGAACTACTTTTCTCCCTATCATAATTTTGTATCTTCCTCGGGCCACAACATTCCTTGCTCAAATCGGGACATTCGTTCTTGATATTCTTTCGGATCAATAGTATGCAATCCTTCTACTTTCCTTGCAAAATCTCCTGCAACTTTTACTAAATCTTCAGATGCAGCAACTATCATATGATAGTCTTTTTCATTCGGAATTTCTGTTGAAGCTGGAACAGTATATGGATCAATAAACATTTCAGACAAAACTTCCAATAACGGTGTCCATTCTGGTTCATCTTCTTCATCTATGTAATCCAATGGTGTATCCATCATTTCTGCCATTGGCCTCATTACAATTTCACCTGTATTTTCTTCTAATTTCATTTCTTGAAATACATCAAGTTCTATCGCCGCTTTCATATTTTCCTTTATTATATGTAAATCATTGCTAATATTTTTCCAGTAATTGCACCTATCACAATCGCCACAATAATACAAAAAATAAATATTTTTGTATCTTTATCAATTTTCTTTTCCGAATCCTCCAAAGTAACTACACCTAAAACAGAGTTGGCCGGTTCCCTCTACATAACCATATCTGTATTCAATAGGGTCTTGACTTGAATAATTTGTTCTTGCTCCACACATTACACATATTTCGTGTTTGTCTTCTTTTACTTTTTTTCTTTTTTCAGTACCCATTTTAATTTATTCCTTATATTCGTCTTTTAACACGAATTTCCCACCATAATCCAATTCACAATATCGATGAATATCAGACGGATTTACTAATATACCACCCTTTTCTTGTGTTACTCTATATTTTCTAGGACAAGGTTCAGGAGTTGTAAATACAAACCAACTCACAACAAGAGCTTGTACGATTATAATTGTCGCAGTAGTTATTATCATGCTACAATCTATTAATAAATCTTTCGACTTCTGTATAACCACCTACAAATTTTCCATCAATAATAACTTGAGGAACAGTTGTTGTAGTTTTCCCAGCTACATTCTTCATTAATTTAAAATTTTCTTTACTTTCTGATACATCAATTTTTTCGACTTCTATTTCGTTTTCACCTAACATTTTTGAAACCCTATCACACCATGAACATCTTGGTGTTCCATATACTGTTGCCTTCATTATTTCCTTTGTTTTTTAAAATTGATTGGTGGGGGAAATAGGATTCGCACCTACTCAGGCATAAGCCACCAGATTTACAGTCTGGCCCAACTCTCTCGCTTTGGCGTTCCCCCATAAAAGATTTGTTGAGCAGAGCCTAGACTATCCTAACCTCAACCCTCTGCACGTACTATGGGTCTTTTTGGAAAGGCCTCTTAACTTCATCTAGGTAGAGCACGTATTCACATTCAGGGATTAGGAGTCCGTCCCTCCGAACCTGGCTTTAGTGTCGTTTGCCCAACAAATCTAATCTAATATTACTATTATAACACACTGGTTTTCAATTGTCAAGTTTTTTCGATATTATATAAAGTATATGTCCAAGTGAGTTCTTCTCCTGGCTCGATGTCTCTTGAAGCACCAATCCACCAATCACCACTTTCTTCCATCAAAAGTTTGAAACAGTTGGGATCATCAGAATGGTTTCCAAATCCGCCCAAAGGGGTACGTATGTGTCCATCTTCACTTTCTTTTCGGGGATGGTGTGTAACCCCAATTAATGCATGAGCATTAATTTTCTCTGTTGCAAAGAGCCCAAGTCCATTAATGGGGGATTCTTTTATCGTTATATAATCGGGAAGTGGTTTGTACATTATAAAGAAAGTCCTGTCACTAATTGAAGATAATTTTTCTGAGTTTGTTCTGACCCCTCATCTTCAGCTATAATATGTTCTGTTGAAATTGTAACCTTTTCATTTTTTGCTGCCTTCATCCAAGGCACCAATGCAAACCCCACTTGTCCTGTTGATGTAGTAGGGGGTATCATTTGCAATGTCATTGGTTTTTTAAGAGATATTAGATTATTTTCTTCTTCTGTTACTCTCGCAATTACTTCTTCACCTGTAATTAACTTTAATATTTTCACATCATTTGCCATCGTTATATATTTTCCTTTTCTAGATTTTCGGTTTGAACTTTTTTCATTGTCAGGCGACCTTTATTACTTTCCAAAATTGCTTGATAAGTAGGTTTATGCTTTAGTCTAGCAAGAGCCGGTGCTTCAAGACTATACAATGATTTTGCTCGTTTGGTCATAGCTATAACTTTTTCAAACAAGTTGACCTTTTTATACTGTTTGTGTGTTTCCATCAAATCCAGATAACTATCTCCACCTTTCATAATTGTTCCTTTAGTGTTGTTACATATTTCGCAATCGCATGAGTTAAACCATCCGTTTTAGAAATCAATTGATTATCGTTGTCTGGCCCCCAATCCAAATCCTGACTATCTATAAAAAGTCCTGTATGACGAAAAGGCCAAGGAGGAGACATAGGGATAGGATCGCTAAGACGAACCACACGCCAATGAGTGGGTTGGCTATCAAGAACTTGAGAAGAAACTTTTGGTGATCCGTAAGAGAAAACTTGAACATTCTTACCTCTCTTGTGAAGCCACATTCCTATTATTTGTGCAACGGCTCCACCTAAACTGTGACCTGTAACGTGTACTGTATGTTCAAGAGGGTATGTAAGTGTTTGTCCTTGAACAATTCCCCTGCTTGTCTTCATTGAAGTATCTATAATTTGCATTATAGTTACAGCTGCATCTCTAAATCCTTTATGGAGCCGGATTCCTGTACGTGCATCGCTTACCAATCTTACATCAATATCAGATAGTACATTTGCATCATTTGCCGTACCCCTAATAACAATTATTGATATTCCACTTTCTTGTTTTACCTCAAACGCAACCTCATCTTTTTGATCACCACCACTATCGTAAATTGCTTTACAATACTCTGCATGTTCAATAAGAGAGACTAATGTAACTGGTAAGTTTGACTTGTCACCACTACCTAAATCATTATTTTTGTCTGCTACGTTCTTTGCACATCCACTAAGGATTAGAGCTACCACCATTACGATGATGAACTTCCACTTCATCTTTTTTTCTCCATGCTGTTGCGCCTAATATAGCTCCAAATGATAAATGAAACATTGCTCCAGCCTGTAATGTTAATGGCATCCATCTACTTGTGTTCAGTTTTATTTCATCACTTTCCATAGCCATGCCTATGTTCCACATCAAAGGAGCAATGAAAAAATCAACCAGACAGATAAACAAATAAACTAATGCTGCCCAGTCTCTCCAATGTCTGTTAATCGTTTTGTTTATATTCATAAAACATTCTGTACTATAAATACTATAATTGCACCAGACATTCCCCAAAGAAAACTGGTATAAGACCATTTGAGAAATTTATACTTATTGAGTGCAAGGACTTTTCCTTGTCCGTAAATATCTCCAGCCATTGCATCGTACACCTTATCATCTGTCATCAAAGTTTCTGCATAATCTTCTTTATATTCCTCTATCGATAAATGTGCAAAATGCCCAAAAAACAAAGGATTAAATAAAGGAGAGTCCCTATCTATTTCCTTAGAACCCTTCTTTGTAGGATAATCTGTGTTTGGTATAATTGCAAAAATTGCAAATAATAAAGCAAAAAAACTACCGATAGCAAATGTAAGTAATGGCCATTTCATTACTTCATTATCCAAATTTGCAATAGTTATTGAAAACACAATTGATGCAACAGTAATCATAATATTTGCCTTTGCATCTGCCATCAATCCTAATCTCATTTGATTACCATGATTAACACGTAAAATATTATCTACTGATGTACGGAATTCTGGTACTTTATTAAAAGGATTTTCAGCAGATTCTCCATTTTCAAGAGTTTCCGCTGATTTAGAAAACGGTGTAACGTGTGACATACTTCCTTATTTTAGTGGTGGTGCATATAATAATCCTCCATGAATATATAATTTATTTAATCCCCGATCCAATCCAATCGGAGTATTTATTCCTACATTGCGTTCATATATTTCTCTATAATTTCCTACTTGTTTTATTATATTGTAAGACCAAGTTGCTTTCAATCCAAGTTTAGCTCCAAGATGGGGATAGTCTTTACCATTTTTCTCTCCCATAAATCTTTGGATGTATGGGTCTATATGGGCCTTAAAACTGTCTATGTTCTTTGAATTAATACCCATTTCTTCTGCAATGAACAGAACATAAATTGTCCATCGAACAATATCTGACCATCTCTGATCTCCATACTTAACAACTGGCCCTAATGGTTCTTTTGAGATAATCTCTGGAAGAATCATGTGTCTGTCAGGGTCATCAAAACTCAATCGGTTTGATGCAAGACCAGACCTGTCAGTACCATACATATCACACTCACCCCTTTTGTATACGTTCTTTGTTTTTTCAGTAGGTGGTACTGCGACAGGAATATAATTTATTCCATGTAATTCCATAAAGTCTGCTATGTTCTTTGCAGCTGTTCCAGTACCACTAAAACATATCCTTGCACCTTCCATCTGTTTTGCAGAAGATACACCAAGAGTTTTCCTTACAATGAATCCCTGACCATCATAGTAGGTTGTGGGCATGAATTCCAGTTTCTTTGCAACATTCCTTGTATATGTAAACGTAGTTGTTGCGGAAAGAACATCTATAGTACCATCTATCAAGAATTCAAATCGGGTCTTACCATTGACTACAGTAAATTCAATTGCATTTGCATCACCGAATACTGCGGCTGCAACTGCACGACATATATCTACATCAAAACCTTCCCACTTACTACCATCTTCAGCACTCCATATTTCTTGTGAGAAGCCTGGAAATTCATCATTAGTTCCACATACGACATATCCTCTTTGCTTCACCCGATCAAATGTTGAACTATACGTTGGAGTGTATTCTGATGTAGTGTTATCTTCTATGACTTGCCCTTCAGCTGTAGAATCTACTACAAATATCCAGAATACCCAAATTAAAGATGCAATTACTTTTCCTACCATTATCATTGCAATGCCCGATATATTGTCAGAAGTTCTTCATCTGCAATCGGGGCTGTCATTGTGTAATATCTCTGATGTCCGACTGACATAAAGGCT